GATAATATACTATAGATACTGTTTAAAACTTCAACGGCAGTTTTACCCGACATATCACCGCTACCAAAATGACTTTCTCCAGTTGTTCCAGAATCTCCTCCAGAGGGCATTGAACTTAATGTAGCTTCAGCTGAATTACCTGCTGGCATTAGAGCTCCCATACCTCCCGCGACACCTCTAAATGGAGAACTACTGCTACTTCCAACATATGCTCCTAGTGCTGCTCCAGGAATTTTTTCTCCATACTCGCCAAGTAATTCTTTGCCTTTATTTTTTATTTTATCCCATACGCTTTCATCTGTGGTGCCTTCTATAGCACCTTTTAGTATATTTCCAGCTTCATCTACTAATCCAGGAAACTTTTCTGTTCCTGCGTCAACCAATTCTTGAGCTTTATTTTTTGCAGCAAGTTGATCTTCTTCTGATAATGTATTGTAAATTCCAGCTCCGATTCCAGTAGCAGCAGCTCCATACATGCCACCTTTAAGTACACTTTTTCCTAATGTTTTTCCTTCTGATAAAACTTGACGCCCAACAAATTTTCCGGCACCTGCTGCAGCGCCTCCTGCTTTATCTCCCATCCATTCTAAAGTTCTTCTGATATATCCTTTTTTATTTGGAGTAGTTTCGTCTTTAACTTCTTCTTTGGCTTTTTCAACTAATTTTTCTGTATTACTTTTAAATGGCGTAGATTGTTTTCCTGCTTGCTGTCTTTGTTGCTGTACATATTCCTGAGCTTTTTTCTGTGCTTCTGCTTCTTTTTGAGCAGTTGCTGCAGCTTTAGCTTCATCTGCCAATTCAGTTTCGCTTTTAAATACATTACTATATTTTTTTAAAGAAGGAAGTTTTGATCCAATTGCTTCTGCTCCTCCTTTAAATATAGATCCACCAAGTTTTAACCCCCCTTTAACAGCAGCTCCACCAACAGCAAGTCCTGCGACATCAGTACCAAAAGAAATTAATGCTTTTCTTTGATTATCAATAATTTGTTGGTATTCTTTTTGACCTCCAGAAGCTCCGCCTAATTGAGCTGCTTCAACAAATCTTTGAGCATCATCTGCATTTGAAATCTTTTTTAATTGCTCTTGTTGTCTTGAGGTAAGCAAATTTGCTTTTGTTTCCCTATCAACAATATGTTGTCGTTCTACGCTATTCTTTTGAACCCTAGATAATTCTTCTTTTGTTTTATCGTATGCGCCAACAGCAAAATCTTTTGCGCTATCTAAAAATGATGAACCTGAATTATTATTTTCCATTTATTAAATATTCCTATTAGCTTCTTGCTGCTTACGTTTCTCTTCTTTTTCTTTTAAATACTGTATTAATAAACCTATATAAATTTCCCTTTCCCAAGGGATCATGTCTTCCAGCTCAGTTAAACTATACTTATGGTGTTGCATTAATGAAAAGTTAGTTTTATAATAAGTTGTAAGATTAACATTACCAAGAATTAGATAAAAAAATCAAAAATATCTCTTACTTCAATATGATGATCAAAACCGCATTTTACACATACAATATCTAATTTTTTAATTATTTTAGGCTCATTAGCAAAGAATTCTTCTATTTTTAAATATTGTTCAATTGGTAAATCGCCCAACCATGCTACAATATTTTGTACTGGTATATCTTTTGTATTATATACTGAATTTTCATCATAAATAAACTCAACATTTCTTGCAATAATTTCAAGCGTTTCTTCTGGAGTAGGAATCTTATCTCCAATTTTATTATGTTCTAATCTTTGATATTTTAACTTTAATCCAACTTTATCTGAAACTTCAATAGTAGAAGAAATATCAGATTTAGTAGTTTCCAATTCTGTTAATAGATTTAAATCGTAATCCATTACATTATTACATGTTCTTCCATCTTCTAATATATTTTCGCATCTATATTTTAATTCAACAATTTCCGACTCAGATCTTGCTCGTAATTGATAAAATAAAAATTCAGTATCGCTGATTGATAACTCTTCAGTATCAATTGAATCTAAAGTACAATTTGAGATTATTTGTTTTATTGCATCTACTAATGTATTTGGGTCGCCAGATTCTTTTCCCATTGCTAAAATTTTTTGTTCTCTGACAGTATATGGTCTGTATTTTACTGTTAATTCTGAAACAGGTAATTTGACTGTATATACTGGCGATTCAATTTTTGGTAAGAAACTCATATTAAATTTTATCCTCTTTTATATGGTGCAGGTGATGAAACGTTAAAATTTGATAACACTGATGTTGCAGCTAAAGGATTTCCGCTTTTAAATGCTCCTTTTATGGTATTTATTGTGGCTGCAGTTTGAATCGCTGTACCAACTAATTCCATTAATGGGCTTGCAGAATAGTTACCTGATTCTTGTACTTCAAAAAATTCATATTGATATTCAGTATATGCAAATGTTACATTTAATGATTGTGCTTGATTTTGAGCGCTCCAAGCAAGTGGAACTTGATTTATTCCTATAGGAAACGCATCAAATAACTTAACTTGTACAAAAGGTTTTCCATCTATAGTATATTGAGTTATTACTATATCTCTAACATAATCTTTTTTATACTGTACATTGTAAGTTACATCGCTGCTTTGTTTTTCCCACGAAGCTTTCATTAAATTATTTCTGCCAGTTATAGTTGAAATCCAATTAAAAAAAACTCTTCTTGTAGCTTCAACTCCAGCTCCATGAGTATAAAATGATAAGGTTACGTCATTATATCCAGTCATAACTGCGAACTTTTCATTTACTCCATATATTTTTTGATTTACTGTTGCAGTGGATTCTCCAGGTAATTCTGCTGTGTGACAATAAAATTTTATATGGTTATTTATCTCTGTGCCTTTACTTGGTATCGTAACATCGAAATATGCAGTTCTACCAACATCATATTTCAATAGATAATGTAATGCATCTTGATACTTTCCATCGCTGGTTTTTGGTCCAGAACCGCTGAATAAACTTGTTATTCCAGCAAAACTATCCATTAATGCCATTTCGTATTCCTTTTTATAGTGTCATATCTTGTGTAGCCATAGATTCTTTCCACACTTGTTGTTTTGGTTTTTTAACAAATGCTTCTATAGGCAAAGAAGCAGCATACGCCCAATCTTCAGGTGGAATTAATTTTATTCCAGATCTAACATTTGATTTTAAATATTGCTTAAAACATGGTTCAAAAAATGCAAATTCTTGAACACCTTTTAAATTTTCATATTTTATGTTTAATCTATCCAATTTTCCATCTTTAAATACATATTTTTGTGCTAAATTACTTAACAAAATTAATCTTGGTTCGGGCGGTAAATAATGTAAATTTAATCCAGTAAATCCACCTTTGTGTATTCCAGTTAATAAAATTAATGGAAATGTATCATAATATGGTAAGGTTTTTCTTCCTTTTGGGTCATAATGAAAAAGATACATTTTACCGACTTCAAATGTATCAGTTTTATCTTCTGGTTTTAATAATTCTATTTGTTCCTGTTTAAATTCTTCTTTTGTTTCTACCGAAGGACTAGTTAATAACTGGATTTTTTCTTTAAACCATTGAATTGCTTCAGTTGCATTGCGTATTGTAAATTTAAAATGAAATTTTGAATCTAGTGGTTCAGCAGGTCCAGGTGGTTTGTTAATATTCATTTATAATCCTAAATCCTTTTCTGTGAGAACTTTAAATTCCCATTTTCTATCCATACAATATTCTCTTGCTGCTTTCCATTTGGCTTGATTTATTGCGTAAGTACAAACTTCAGTTATATACTGTTTAGTAATTTTCTTTTTAACTTTTGGTTCGTTTGCCTGATATTCGGGCTTTATTTCAAGCAAATAAGTTTTAGTTCTTCCATCCACCCCTTTTACTTTAGCCCAAATATCAGGAAAATATCTATGTAATCTATTATCAACTGGAGATTTATATGGAATAACGCATTCTTCGGATGCCCATTCTAATACCGATGGATTATCGTCCATCCATTTAAATACTCTTAATTCCCAACTTGATCGATATACAATATTACTTGCATTACCTTTATACTTGCTTGGATTTTTTGGAGTATATATCCCTTGCTTATAGTTTCTAGCCATGATAAATATTTATAAATTATTAATATAAATAGTATTTAGTTAAACCAACAAAAAGAATAAAATTATGGCAATAGATCCAAATTCTCCTTTACGAAAATTATATGCAGGTAAAAATGATATGCCTGTATTAATGTACCCGCATGATCTAGGTAGTTCTAGGAAAGGGCATTTTATAACATTTTCAGTATTAGTTCCGACTAAATCAACATATAAAGATTCAGGAGCAGCTAAATCTTCAGCAATCTCAGCATCTAGTCCTGCTGCTGCTCTTAAATCAGCACAAACTGCAATGAATAAAGTTGCTTCTACAGCATCTGCAGTTACAACAGCTGTAGGAGATGCAACAAAAGCAATTCAAACTGCTGCTGCCGTAGCAAATCAAGCTTTATCTACAGCAAATCAAGTTGTTGGTTCAGTAGCATCTGTTGTTGGAGTTGTAGCTGGAGCTAAAAGTATTATATCTGGTTCTATTGCAACTGGATCGATCAGCGGATTTGCTAGTGGCGTGGCTGGATTATCAGTTTTATCAAATGCAGCCACTTCTATTCCTGGAGTTTCTAGTTTCTTAAATGATCCGAGTAAAGCTGCATCGGATGCATTTAATGGAATAAAAGATTTTATAAACAATCCGCTAAAATCGGTTACTGGCGGAATAGCATCCAAAGCTGCTGCTTTTACAAATACAGGTCCAAAATTTACGCCATCAGCAATGAAGCCTTCTGGATATATTAATCTTTATATGCCAGATACTGTATCTATGTCGCAACATGCTGGCTATGGTGACATAAGTATGACTGAAGCATTAGGTATTGCAGGAGGAGTTGCAGAAGGATTAGCTGAATCTGGTAGTATTGCAGATAATACAGCATCATTATATGATAAACTAAAAGGATCTAAAGATTTAGGTAGCGCAATCAAAACAATTAAACAAGCTGATTATGACCCATTAGTATTAGAAGGTGCAGGAAAAATTGCTGGATCAACTGGAGTTGTAGCTAATGGCGGATCTGTTTCGAAATACTTATTAAAGCAAAATGGATATGCAATAAATCCGCAATTTGAAGTTGTTTTTACGCAAATGGATTTTAGAAGATTTCAGTTTGACTTTACGTTTACGCCAAAAAGTAAAGAAGAAGCTGCGACAATAAGAAATATAATAAAATTGTTTAGATATCATTCTGCTCCAGGTATTCACGGAACAAACGAAATGGGTAGATATTTTGATGTTCCTGCTGTATTTCAAATTGAATATATGCATAAAGAAAAGAAAAATTCAAATTTACATTCCTTTGCTCCTTGCGTTTTAGAAACAATTATGGTTGACTATGCTCCAGAAGTTGGTTGGGTTTCTTTTGAAGATGGTATGCCAGTTAAAACTAGGTTAACTCTTCAATTTAAAGAAACTGAAATTATGACTCGCGATAAAATA